GCTTTGTTAGTGGTTTCCTGTTGTTTTTTAATTACCTCCTCGTCCGCTCCCGCAGCTTTTAAAGATGCTAAATAATTCTTATTTTTTTCGTAGGTATTAAACGCAACCGCTCGAGCCGATTTCTCATAAGCGATTTTTTCGTCGGCTAATTTTAACTCTAATTTTCTAATTGACTCAGCACTCGCTCCGGATGCTTTGGCCATTGCCAACTCATTGGCTTGTTTTTTCTGTAATTCGTTTGAATTACGCTCCAAAGTTTTGGATTGATTTTCTAAGGCTTTCTTATTTGCGTCAACCGCCTTAGTATTTGCAGCGGCAGCCGCTGAGCTTTCCTTAAAATAATTAACAAGCGCAACTCCGGCAGCAATCAAAGCGACAATTCCGGCCACAATTGCTCCGATAGGGTTTGCCATTATAGCCGCATTCCATAACCATTGACCGGCTGTGACTAATTTTTGGACTATTGTGTAACTTTTAGCAACGGCTGCCAACTGTTTGAATGAGTCAACGCTCTCTCCAATCGTTTGCAATCCTTGAGACAAGGCCATTGCAGATTGAACTTTTAAAAGTGTTTGCTCTACTTCTTTGGATTGCGCACCGAATAACGCTTGCGCTCCTTGAACGGCAGCGAAACCTCCGGCAACTCCAGACAAAGATGAACTCAAAGCCTTGAATTTAGCATCTGGATTAAAGGCATCCGTTAAGGCTTTCGCGTCTCCAATACGGTCTTTTAATTCAGCCGCTTTTTTAGCTGCATCGGCCGCCTCTTTGGAAGTAACTCCAAATTTATCGGATAAGGTTGCAACGTCGGCCTGAGCTTGTCTTAATTGGGATTTTAAACTTCCAACTGATTGCTCTGCGTTACTTTGAATGTTTATATCAATTACTTTTTCAATCGCCATTTTAATAAGTCTTTAAATTGTTGTAAATAGTTTTTTTTAAGTTCATATTTTCCTTTGGCGGATGCGATTATTTCATTGTGTTCGTATTGCTCGGCGTGTTTGAGCATTTCTAAAATGTTATTTATCATAATTCGTTTAAGAGTTCCATATCACTCTCTCCGGTTGTTAAGTTAGTAGTAATTTTATTTATTCTAAAAAGACGATCTACAATTTTAAACCTATCGTTTAACTTATAATTTAAAAGAATTGACAAAGGTAAAATCGCTTTGATTTTTGTCAGTCTATTTTTAGGATTGAAAACTTGCAAAATGTAATCCTGATAATATTTTAAAAATAGAGTATCGGTAAATTCATTTGTGGCAGTCCACTCATTTATCTCAGCCTTGAAATTAATATTTGACTTACTTACGGACGGATCAAAACTTCGAGAATTTGACGGCGCAATATAAGACGTAATATTTTCGTGACTTGAGGTTGTAGGCCTCCAAGAAAAATTCGGAACTCCCGTTACTAATATCGGATAAAATAAAAGAGGTTTTCCTAACTCCGCCTCATAATGTCCGGTTGCTGCGTTATAATTATCGTTTGCCGAATATCCCCACTGAATATTCAAAGGAGTTGTCGGAGCGTTTACGTCGAATAATCTCTCATATTTAAAGTGAGAAAACGGAAGAGTTACTTTGTAAATACCTCCCTCAATTTCCGGCACTTCGTTATAAATCTCCTTTGCCCAATCGTAATTGAATTGCTGAGCGTGTTTTAATGCGAGTAATGTTTTTGTGTCTTCAAAGCCGAACTCAATTTGTTTAAATGGTAAGGCCGTGTTAACGCTATTGCTGTCAACTTTGATATATTGAGTAACATCGTAAACGTCTGCCGTATTATAAAAATCGTTTAAAGTTTTTACAACTGTAATTCCATTTTCAAAGTAAGCCGTCAAATTAAACATTTTAAAAATACCACTTAGAAAATCGATAACTTTTATTTCCGGAATTTGTTGAGCAATATCGAAAGTGAAAGTATTATTCGTGTTAAAAACCGTCGCGTTATATGTATCGTATTCAACCGGCAAAGACAAATCTCCGTCCGGATAATATCCAATATTTAACTCAATATTATCAATAGTGATAACGCTTTGACTTTGAATAAAAAATGTATAATTCGCAACGTCAAAATAAATTCCATTTGTCGCGAAAAATAAAACTTCGTTTCCGTTTAAAGTATTACTTTGATAATATAAAGCTCCATTTCTAAAAATACTAAATTTGTAATCAGTAGTCGAGGCCGTTGTTATTTCAACATTACTCGCCGCACGTCCGTAATCACTAAATACATTTAAATTATTGGTACTGGTAAACTCAGATTTTAAACCACTACCGCTCCACGTATTAATTAACTCAGGAGGTAAAATTCCACCCTCAGCTCCTTGAACTCCTCCTTTACTTCTGTGCAACCACATAAATAAATTATAATAGTCTAAATTGGTACTATTAAAAAAGTCATCGCTAAAAGTCAAACCATATTGAACGCCAATCGCTTGGATAATTGGATCCAATCGAATAGCATATTTTAAGTCATTCCACAAAAGTCCGTGATTGTGTCCGCTTCCGCTTTGATAATATAAATTGTGAATGTCCTCACCGTGTCCGCTTGAGCTATCATAATAAAATCGGTTTGTGTGCGAGATAAAAGGCGCGATTACATCGTTTGTCGCTGGGTTGGCTTGGAATTTAGTCTTAACCGTAGTATTATTATATGCCAAATTGTACTGAGACAAAGGCAAAGCGTTCAATTTATCCTCTCCGATTTTGTCTTTTAGGTTAACAGTATCGCCGTAATAAGTAATTTTATAGGCGTAAGGTTGATTATTTTTCATTTCAACGCCCTCAAGTTTGACCTTTCCGCTGTTAAATCGGTTAGCATCAATCTCAATATAGGCGTTTATCTTAATTCTCGCATCAAAACCTCCGTCAATATCGTAGTTATAATAGTGTTTAAAGAGTCTATTATTCTCATCGGTTGCCGGAATTGAGAAACTTTTAGTAAAATTGGTAAAAATTAGACTTATATCTTTGACGTCTTGGATCACTTGAGTGATTGATATAGTCTCATCATTAAATAAATCCGTCCTTTGGTATTGATTGCCAACGCCAAACACTCCACCCAAAGAATGGAGTTGAGTATTTAAGCAATTATAATTCTCAAAAGTCCCTCCATTTGCTCGAACTCTGTCAATAAATGAATTGATATAGCCTTGAGTTTGATCGATTAAAGCGTTAGTCTCTAAAAATAAAGCTAAATTTAAAATCATATTACGTCATTAATTAAATTGAAATTATATTGAAACTCCATTGTGTAATTAATCATTCTATTTTTTAGCTTAGTTTTCAATTCAGAGCTTTGAGTTTTTAAATTGGCCGGTTTGCGGTCTAATAAAATCGTCTCGCTTAAAAGTAAATCCGTTATCAATTCGCTATAATTCTCGTCAACCCAACCGGTATTTAAAATTACGTTTTGACTACCTTGAATATTAAACGATTTGCTTTGGCCTCTAAGTGGATTATAATCGACTTCTTTTGGCATCAATTTATATTCGTCGCTTTTAGCTGTCGCCGTATTGGTTTGAGCTTTGTAAAAAGTTAGTGTCTGCCAACCTCCGTGACGATTAATAAAATCACAAAGTACCGGAGTGTATTTTGGCTCGCATATTGGGTAAGTATTGAAACTGTTTACAATTGGACTTTCGCCCTCAGGACTAAAAGATATTTCGATATTGCAACCATTAATAAAATCAGGATCAACTTTCGCCAAAGATATTGGAATTTTAAAAAGATAAATCCCAGTCATATCGTCGTAAGTAAAAGTAAAATCGTAAGAAGTTCCGTCAATTCGAGAATAAATAACCTCTAAAACATCCGCGTCACTTTGAAAATCTACTAAGACGTTTAAATATTGAATTGTGTCCTCAGGATAAGTGCTTTGAATTTGATAGTTATTTTTTATATCAGGATTGAATAGCAATTTTACAAGTGTGTTTTCTGCGTATTGTATTCCGTCAATATAATTAGTGAAACCATTAACACCAACGTAAGTATTTGTATCCAATAATGTATAAACTCCGGCGTTATCCCAATAGCGTTTAACTTTAAATAAAGCATAATTTTCTTGGTAATCAAAACCGACAGCGTTAGTGTATTGAGGTGCAATATTATCGACGTACTCTTTAACAAAATTTGATACGTTATAAGACGTTAATCTTTGATTTGTCGTTGGAATTGGTTTGCTTAGTGTGTATGTTGGAGTGGTTGGCTCTGTGTCGCCATTACGCCAAATAAAAACTTCAATCTTTGATCCCAACTGAGTCGGCTCATTGACTTGAATTATAAACGGACTTCTTATTTCAACTACTTTCATTTATAAATTATCTTTTAGTGTAAATTTTAAAAACGACTCCAAATCCAAGCCGTATTTTTCAACTATATTATTATCAAAATCTTTATACTCTAAGTCAAACGCATTTCTAAAAAACCGAGTCTCAAAAGTTCCCGTTCTATTTATCGAGTTCGTGATTGACGTCACCATCATTCGACGATTTGCAAATTGACCTCCAGCGCCTCGCACTCCTTGAATGCCCTTTCTAATTACCCACTTATCAATCGCACCCCTTGAGGCGTTTGCCTTATATGGAGAGTTCGGAGCTTTTGCACTTGACTCACTTCCTTTAGTTCCAAAGTCCAACTCCTTCCAATAACTCTCAGCGTAAAAGTCAAACTCAATAGAATTTTTATTCTCTTTGGCTTTGTAATCTAACGACTTCGATAATTGGCCGGATGCGTTATGAGTTCCGTAACGTCCTCCGGTTTTTAAATTCTGTCTCGCTCTCTCAACTACGGACGCACCGAACTCGTTGAGCGCTTGCTGTACAAATTTAGTCTCCAAAATCGCAAACAGTAAAGTCGTTATTCGGAACGCTTATTTCAATATCACATTTCCAACCGTCAAGCGCATTCGTAAACGCTAATAAAATTGGTTGCAAAGTTGGATCGTTTTGTAATTCAATATCGTCGTCACTTCTTTGCAATCTCATTTGAGTAATCATATAATTGAGTATTGCGTGACAAGTGTTGAGGTTGTCAAGTTCGTTATCGTTACCGAGAAATTTATCGTTTGCGTTTATCTTTGAGATATTACGAATATCGACAACAGCCACCTCGAAAGTAAAATTGACAACTCCGTTATTAATCGAAGAGCTGAGGATATTAATATGAGCAAGCGGAAAAATATTTTTTTTAACATTGTCGATTATGTCTGTGCCGTGAGTAATTGTATTTAAAAGTGGCGCGTTTTCCAACGTACTCTTAATATATTCTATTGCCTGATAAAATGCTCTCATTTTTTAAAGTGATTTTTAATTTGTTTTGCCTCTTCTTTGCTTTCGTCGATTAAGTAAGATAATAACGTGAGTGACTCGTGAAGAGGCTCGCTTCCAACTTCTCGAGGCTTGAGTCCAAGTTCTCGTGAAAGTCTAACAAATGATTGATACCAACCCCAGCGCTCCCCAAAACCTCCTCGAGAGATTTCCCCTCCCTCATCGATTTGCTCTCCAAATGCGATAGGATATTGTTCAATAATTCCTTGCTTAAACTCCAAAAAAAAAGTATTGCTCCGGTTACAACGTCCATTCTCACGTCCTTAAATAATTCGGCTTTGCTCTCGTCTCCGTCGTATTCCTCAATCTGATAAAATGGCGTTACCTTTTTAATAATTGGACGATATAAAACCGACATTAATAAAGCCAAGTTCTCATCGCTACCGAGTAACGAGTCAATTGTCGCATGCTCTCCGAGTGTAATCTTATCTAAGTTTGGAATAAATCCGTACTCAACGCCGTCCATTTTAAACGTCTTAACTCTCTCGGGTTTTTGATCCAATACCTTAGCTAAATTTTCGACTATCTCAGCGAAATCGTTAACGGGTATTTTCATAACATCGGCCACGCTGAGGTTACAAAATATCGCAACCATTTGAATGCAAACAAAAGTCTCATCGTCCTGGTTGTCTTTTAATACTTTTAAATATCTCAAATATTGAGACAATTTAATCTCCTTTAAATCCGTTGGAATTACTACTCTCATATATATATAACTAAAAAATGTCGTTTTGTTTATAAAAATTATGTGATTATTACGCGTCTCGATTTGTTTATTGCGAGGCTCATCATTGCGAAGTATCTCAAGGCGTCGATTGCGTGGTTAAATTCGTCGATAGGACGGTTTAATTTTTTACCGGTTTTGTCAACGTCCCAACTGTAGCTCCTCAACTCTTTTATTAAATTGGTGCTTGACTTAGTAACTAAGATTTCTTTTTGCTGCAATACAGAGATACCGTAATTGATTGAGTCCGCTCCTTTGACAACGGGTTTGATATTGTAACCGGCGCGTCTTATCTCTTCAATTGATTTTGGCTCGGCTGAGTCCGCCCAAATTGGAGCTGTGCGTTCCTGTTTCATTAGTCGAATGATATCGGAGTTTAAAAGTGAGGTGCTATAAATTAACTCGTCAACGATAATCTTACCGTTGTAATCGTACACTCCAATATGAGCGGTTGGATCATTCGAGTAACCGAAATCGAGTCCCGATCCTAAGAACTTTGCCTCAGTTGGAATGGTATCTATTTGCTCCCAATTTTGAAATATGACTCCCTCAAGTGATCCGAGTTGGCCGAGTCCGTAAACGTTCCACCAGTTCGACCAATAGGTTGAGGTACTTGCTTTGTCTTTTGCTTTCTCAATCTCTTTGACGATTGCCGGATCGAGTGCCTCGTTATCTTTGTACGTTAATATGACAAAGTCGGAGTCCTCATCGTTTAATAGTTCCGTTTGCACCCAAAATTCATTCGTTGGGTTGTAGTCTAAATAGATAAATTTTTTAGTCCTTACGGCGAGTTGTTGATAGCTTTCAAAGTCGATATTATTGCACTCGTTTACGAATAGAATATCACGCCTCGCTCCTCTTAATTTGTCAGGTTGGTCGACGCTGAAAAATTCAATATATGAATTATTCGAAAATGTATATTTTAAGGATGAGCGGTTAAAATTAGCGTCTCGATAATTGTCAGTTAAGAGCATTATTTTTTGAAAGTCTTTTAAAGCTCCCCTTTTTAAATGAGGGATTGACTCACTAACTATACTTATCTCCGAAAATGGATTTTGTATTGCGTAAGTTATTAAAAGCGGTAAAATAGAAAACGTTTTGGAACTACTCGTCCCACCTTGTACAATCCGAACTCGTTTTCTTAGTTTGGCAATTTTACTCTGTGCCGTTGTTTTCTGGAACATCTAAGTCTAAGGAATTAAAAATCGGTTTCTCAATACTTATATGCTGATCGATTGTTTGTTTTGGCATTCCAAAGAAGTATTTAAACCATAATTCAATCGCCCATTTTTCTCCGGCTTGCATCGCTGCCTCGAGTTGTAATATTGCCTCCGGTAAAAAAGGTTTCAATCGCTCGTAAGTGTCTTGCATCTCGGACTTTGTCATTAATCTTTTATCGTCCGGTCTTGTCGCTTTGGTTGAATGTCCTCCGTTTAATTTTCTTTTATCCATAATTTAACACAAATTAACTAATTAATTTGAGCCTCTCCTTTATATCTCCCCAAAATTACCTCGTTATCTTTTAAAAACATCGAAGTAAACATTTTAAACCCCTTGTAAGACTTCGTTTTTAATAACTTGAATAAGTTATCCGGCATCCAAATTTCGTTCACTGTGAGGTCTGCTGGTGCGTTTTCAATTATAGCATCGAGGAATTGATAAAATTCGGCTTGCTGTTGTTTTTTAGTTACTTTCAAAACTGTATAATTTAAATAAGTCTTTGATAATCGTTTCGTGAACTTTGGAGCAATTTGGGCAATTTGAGTTATCAATTCCAAAATAGTATTTATAAAGTCCGTTTAAATAGTCAACGTCCTCGAAAATTAATTCAGTTCGTTTT